AATTTCATACCTTGACTCATCATTCTAGCTTGTAAAGCTATTTTAGCTTCTCCACTTTCTCCTTCTAATTCTGCTTTTGGAATCATAGCTGCAACTGAATCAACTACAATCAAATCAACTTCTCCGGTTCCAATCAAAGCTCTAATAGCTTCGAATCCTTGCTCACCATAAGTTGGTTGACTAATATATAAGTCATCAGTATTAATTCCTATTTGCTCACAATACTCTGTATTCAAAGCATGCTCTGCATCTATAATTGCACATACACCATCTCTTGATTGCATAGACTTAATAGCTTCTAAAGCTAATCCTGTCTTACCACATCCTGACTCAGCATAGATTTCTATAATCTTTCCGATACCATATCCACCACCTAGTTTTCCATCTAAAGATTCTCTTCCAGAAGAAAATACATCGATACCTGTATTGGCATCATCCATTTTCATTACTACAGGTTCTCCAAATCTCTTTTCTAATGCAGCTAATGCACTTTTAATTCCTTTGCTCATAATTATTTATTTTTTAAAAATTCGTCTAATAACACGATACCTGTCTGGTATTCGTATCCTTTGTCGTTACAGAATACTTTAAAAGCATCTCTAACTTGATCCTCTCCATAGCTTTCAATTACAGTTGGTAATGTTAATTGATCATCTGTGTAATCATATTTAACATTAAACTTTATCTTTACATCTATTCCAGAACCATTGAATTGAGACTTATCTAAAGCCTTCAACTTACTCTCGTCTCCTATAAACTCAAATCTAATTGTATCTAAGCTATTCTCATACGTTGTAATCAATTCTTTTATATCCTTTGCTGTACTCTTATTGATATTAATAGTTACCTTCTTAAATCGTTTGAAATCTCCTGATACAAGTTTATAACTTAAATCTTTATGAAGTATTGCAAATCCTTTGTTATCATCTTCTCCAAAATTACTTTGTCTTAAAGATGGAAGGTGTACTATATCATTACTTATCTCATGATGATTATGATAATGACCTAAATATGTTTTTGTAAACTTACTTAATAATTTCTTATTAATTGTAGATTTACTTGAAACTTTTCCTAAGTGTGTTGATCCTGCCATTTCAAAATGACTAATCAATACATCAGTACCTTCAGCTTCTTCCAACATAGGTATTAACATATCATCTGAAAAGAATGGTAATAAAGTAATCTTTATTCCTTCTAATTCAATAACTGATATCTCTCTATTAAATACTACATTTGGATAATGTCTATATACATCAAGGAAACTATCATAAGAAGCATAAACTGTCTTATCATGATTACCAGGAAATATATATAACGTACATCCAGCTTTATTTATTAAATCTAATATCTCATCAAAAGCCTGTAAAACAGACTGTCTTTGAAATGATCTTGAATCAAATAAATCTCCAGCAAATATCAAATTGGTAATACCTTCCTTCTTAGCATACTTTAACATATGCTTTACAGAATGTACTACATCAGCTTCATTCCCAGTTTTGAGATGAGCATCATTAAATATTATACTTATCGGTTGCATATATGTATTGCTTTTTTAAAATCTATATCATCTAAAATATGTAACACATTATCTTCAATGCTTACAGTTACGTGTTTCTTTTCATCTTGTTGATTAATTAACTCAGCAGTCTTCTCTCCTACTTTATAGTAGAATGAAGAATCTAAACTACTCCAAGCAAATAATTTCTTAACAAATATCTTGTCTCCTTTTTTGCAAACTATATCTCCATTCAATACTGAATCTTGATCTATTTGAAAAGTGCTTCTTCCATTTATAAATACATGGTACTTTCTCATCGAAGATTGATAAGATTTCTTTCTATTTGGATTTGGAAATACTAATGTTAAAATCATAATGTTTTTGTTTAAATAATAAAAGAGGATCCGAAGATCCTCTCTATTATGTTTTTACTATCCAAGTAATGCATCAAGTTGATCATCTAAATCAGATTCTTCAACTGCTGCAACTGCTGGAGTTGCTTTAGCTACTACTGGCGCTGGTGCTGCTGCAACAGGTGCTTTAGCTACCGGTGCTACTGATAATGTTTTACCAACTACTTTGTTAGTTACTTCATTAACGTACCATTCATTTAAATCTTCAAAGAATCTTTTGATGTTCTTTGATCCTGCAGACTTAAACCACTCTCCTGGTTGAGAAGGACTTCCTTCTACTCTTAGAGCAATCTTTTCTCCATTCTGTCTGAATGAAATACCCATAGCTCTCTTTTTGTCTTTTCCTACGAAATCGTAAGGCTTAACAAATAAAGGTTGAGATAAATCAGCATTTAATAATGCTTTCATTAAATCTTGAGAATAACGATTGTTTGTTGATACTGATAAAATGAAGGCTTCTCCATTTGCATCAATAGTAACATTAATGTTTTCTCCGTACTGAGGATGTGTTCTAAATTCAACATTAGAAACTGTTCCGGTTAAGTCTGCGTAACGAGCTCCTGCTCTTTCACCTACTGTACCATCAGCTCTGTTGAACTCTTGTGTTGCGTAATTTGCGTTAGACGCTTCCGCCTTTCTGTCCCAGATGTATCCACCTGCAACTGTTAAGAACGTTGAACGTCCACCTTGTTTTACTGATCCTAATCCACTCATAATAATTATAGTTTTGTGTTGGACTTACTTATGCCAACTGATTTATACTTAAGGACTTTTTGTTTAATTAAGATGCCTTGAGTCTTAATTTTTCTTTAATAATATTCCATTAACCTTACCTTCAATCATTCCTTCAATAAATTCTTCTGGAGTTGTTCCATTAGTTAATCCATTAAGTTTTCTTGATTTATCTTGACAAGCCCAATATAAACTACTTAGTGCATTGAAATTTTTCTCTGCAGTAATAAAGTTCTTTTTTAATTCAATCCATTTCTCATCAGTTTCAAATGAAGAAGCTAATGATGTTTCAGTAGCTTTTACTCTTACGTCTTCATTGTCAACTCTAATAGTATAAAATCCTGCATTGTTAGCAGCTTGCTTTCTTAATTTAGATTTAAATGTACCTTCGTATATTTTATATTCTAATTTAGTAGTAGCCATTTGTGCTTCAACTTCAGACTTTAATAAGCCTATTCTATTTACTGCAGCAGATATTGTAACTGCTTCACCAAATATGTTTGATGTATCTATAATAGTTAGATCATCTACATTTATAGTAGAGTCTAAATTATCATGTTCTAAGATTATAGGATTCTCTCCTATATGAATTGTGTATTGCATATGTTATATATTTATATTTTTGTTAAAGATACTCTTAAAGTATCCATCTAGCAACTTAAAGTACAATTAATTTTGAATTTTCTTTAATTGTAAATTGATTAGCCTTAGCCCACTTACCATCATATCTAAGTTCTGCGTCAAATAGAATCAAGTTCTTTTCTGATCCTTTTAGCTGAGGTTTAAAGTTTATAAACTCTTCAGTCCATACCATAATCTTAAATAACTTATAATTATGTTCTATAGTTACTCTACAGTATTCACCTTTAGCTCCTCTTCCAATCTTAGCTTCTACAATGTATCCACCAAATGATCTAAACATTGGTCTGTCTTGCTTTTGATTAGCTTCACTTAATGTAAGGAATTGTGTTTCAACTCCCATATCTTCAGCTATTTGTTTATAGTTAATTAAAGCAAGTCCTGTTAATCTCTTTTGTTGTAGATTCCACCACCATCTTTGATCTGTTGATCCAATAGTATAAGCATCTCTTTTAGGATTAGCTATTTTTACCTTCTTGTGAATTCTAAATCTTTTAATTAAACTAAATCTCTTTTCTTCTTCTCCTTCAAAATTATAAAGTTTATCAAAACATCCTGATGCAATTAATGCTTCGTAAGTTTGTTTCTTTACTTTAGATCCTTTGAAGTTATGTCTAGATAAGAAATCAGCAAATGATTTGTAATCACCACTTTTATCTCTTTCATTAATTATTTGCATTGCAGTATCTTCTCCAATACCCTTAATGGATCCTAATCCCCAGAATATAGTTGAAGTCTCTTGATCAGATTTCATACTCATTGCTGACTTATTAATATCTGGAGCCTTTATCTCAATTGCTTTTGTTTGTATAATTTCAGATAAATACTTTAAAGTATCTTCTTCATTAGCATAATCTAAAGCTACAGTCCAATATTCAATTGGATAATGTACTTTTAAATATTGAGATGCATATCCTGTCATAGCATATGCAGCAGAGTGACTCTTATTGAATCCATACTTAGCAAATTCCATTACTGCAATCCATACAGCATCAAATTCAGCCGATGTAGCACCCTTTGAAATAAATCCTTCAGATACTTTTTCTTTCCATTTAGTTAATGCAGATAATTTCTTTTTACCCATTGCACGTCTAACATCATCAGCTTCTTTCATACTCAGCCCTCCAACTTCTTGAAACACTTGCATTACTTGCTCTTGATATATTAACAAACCAAATGTATCTTTTGCAATTGATTCAGTACCCCACAAATAAGTAGGTATCTGTCCATCATTTTTACATTTAACATAGGTTGTATGATATCCGTTCTCCATAGGACCAGGTCTGTATACTGCAGTTGCTGCAATAAGATCCTCTAATTTTTGAGGCTTAAGTGCTTTCGTATACTCAGTTAATCCTGTGGAGCCTAATTGAAATACATCTCCATTCCAGCCGTTTCCGAAATAACGGAATACTTCTTGGTCGTACGGGAGATTGTATATATTAGGAGTCTCTTTTCCATTCTTATCAATTAATGAAAGAATGTCTGTAAATTTATCTAATTGTTTAATTCCTAAAATATCATCCTTTAAGAATCCAGCATCATCCATTTCAGTTCCAGACCATTCACTAACTAATAATCCATTAGTAGTTCTTGTAGGGACCCATTCTGATGCACTCATTACCTTTGGAAAGATAATTACAGCACATGGATGTATTGACTGTGTCTTAGGTTGATCTAATATAGTAGGTACCATATAGAAGATTTCTGAATTCCTCTTTATGAATGACTTTAACTTAGGTTCATGACTTGCTCTTTTAATTAAATCTAGCATAGTCAAATCTCCTGCATCTATAATACTAGTAATTAAGTTTGCTTCTTGAAAATCAACTGAAGATATTCTAGCAAAATCTTTTACTAGTCCCTTCAATTTCATAGTAGAATAAGATCCTACCGAACATACTTGTTCAGTACCAAATCTATCTTCCATATATTGTTTGATCTCTGCTCTATTACGACCAGCAAAATCCGTATCAATATCAGGAAGTGTTCCATCTACTAATTTCTTAGAAGTACTTTCTTGTATGTTTATTATTTTCATATTCTTAGTTCCAAATTTTATTAAATATTCTTCTCATAACGAATCCTTTAAAAATACCAAATGCCATAAAGATAAATGTTATTTGAAAGTTCTCGTTCAATGTTACAGGAATATCCATAATCGGAAATACGATTAATTGAATACCCATAGAAGTGAAAAAACCTGTTACAGTATTCATCACTACTTCAATCATTGATTGTTTATTCGTTTGTGCCATTATTAATAAATTATTATATCGTCTCCTTCTACAAGTTCATGTACAAAGACTACTGTTTCTTTACTATCTCTTTTAATTCTCACTAAAGATCCTTCTTCAAATTCAATTATGCTACCATCTTCTTGAGTTATTTTAAAACTAGGTCTTTCTTCAAACTGACCCATACGTCCTTCATTCAAGAATCTTTCAAATAATAAATCGAATCTTAAAGGATCAACTTGAATAATACCCATTAGATAAGCTACTAAACTACCTCCAGCAGATCCACGACCAATTCCTGTAAGCATTTTTTGTCTTTTAGCATA